CTTCAGTTTCTTCTAGTTTATATTCCCAATCTTCTATCACAGTATTAGCAAACATCTGATCACAAAGAGTATCCATCTCTTCTCTTGCTAGTTCTTCAGTCTCTGCATCAAACCAAAAATCAATTACCTTACCAATCCTCAACAAATGTGGTTGAACTTTGGAACTAATTCTATTGATATTATTCATTACTGCATTACCAGCAGCATCTGATACAGATCCCCTCAACCTGACATGAACGAGTGCTTTGAATCTCATTTCTTTGTGGTGTTGCTACGTGTTCTGTTTATAATACTAATAAATTTATCACCTGCAAAAGTGCCACCAAGACACACATCAATCTCATCACCATCTAACCAATTCATATCACCATTCATCTTGGTGTGAAGCATAGCCTCCTGAATCTGGTCTATAACTTCTTGAGTTAATTTCATTTTTGCTTACGCATTGGTACTTGAATTGTCCATGATGATGATACTAAATCAATCATATCAAAGTTCTTTTTAAACTCTTTCTCCCTTTCTTTCTTTTCCTTTTCCATAGTTATATCAAGAGATTCAATAGATCTCTCTCCATAATTAGGTTTATCTGGATTAGGCAAACCCATATAATCTAGTATAGCACCATCTATCATAAAATACAATGCATCCCAAGTAAGTGTTTCTCTTAATTGGGATGCGATCCTATCAACATCATTTTCATCAAGATACTCACCAGTTGCTACTGCTTTTGAGTAATCTTCATATTGAGTCAAAAGTTTTGCTCTGACCTCTACCAACTCATTAAGGTTGATAGTGATCTTCACATCATCATAAATCGCTTTCATTAGTATCGTAATTTAGAATGAACTGCATCTTTGATTTGGTTATAGTCAGCAGCATCACCACCATCATCTCCATAGAAGACTTCATCATAACCAGACCTTTCAAGTATCTTATTCTTAATTTCTAACTGACGTTTTTCTCTTTGTATTCTACGGAGAAATGCATAATGTATAATCTGCGTAAAGTAAGCAAAAGGATTTTTGGATTTCTCAGGATCAAAGTTATGTATGTATTGAACGCAATTTTCGATTCCATCAGAGATCATGTCCTCCTTGAACATGTAGTTTACAAAGTTTGGTTTGAAAGATAGATGGTTTGCTATCTTCAAGAAACATTCACCAATGTAACGTGGTATAGGTGGTTTAGTCAACCCCCTTATTTCTGCTATTTCTCTATCTTCCCTAAGTTTGACTAATGCGGCAAGGAACTCCTTATTATTAACGTAGTGTTCGGACCTCTTCCGTTTAGCCATAATTCGTCCTGCCATAAGCATATCTCACTATGTATGTAGATATTATAACACTTCTAAACATACTTGACAAGTCTTTATATTGTGTGTAGAATGACTCTGTTGGGTTTCAAGAAAAGGCTTAGCTACTACTTTCTTTATGAGGGCTAGAGTTATAAAGTTTCTCTAAGATATCTTTAGCATCATTAACGGTAGCTATATAACCCATCTTTCTACTAAGTTTAGATTGATTCTTTTTATCTCTATCAGTATCTTGAACAAATCTTTGATACATTGATATCATTTGAACATCAGATGATTCAGACATTGTAAGAACATTATCCATATTAATAATAAACATATCTTCTCTTGTTGTCTTCAACCAAGGTTCTACTTTATATCCAACGGTTCCAGCACGAGACTTCACTTCACAAACAGTGATAGGGTGATGCACTACTAACATAGTTCTATCTGTTTCCTCAGATGCTGCTATTCTAGCAAAGACTTCTTCACCATTTTTAAATTTAATTGTTCCGTAAAAGTCGTCTTCCATATTATTTTTTTAATTGTATAGTGATTATTTCATAATTAAAATTTTCTTCATTGTAGATCTTAATTCTTTCAATGAGATGATTTAATGTATAATTTTTACGAGAATTTTTAGTACAGTCATCAGCAATATCATAAAGTATTGCTTTTACTTTGTTAACTCCTTTCCTAAGTACTCGTCCAATGCTTTGAAGATTTCTAATTCTCGATTTTGACGGTGAGGCAAAGATAACATTATGGAGATTTCTAATATTAATACCTGTAGAAAATGTTCCATAGGATGCGACGATGATGGCATTGTTCTCCTTCTCAGTTATTTCTCGAATTAATTCTCTTTGTTCAGCATCCACTCCACCATGGACAAAGAATACTTTTCTATCATCTCGCTTATTATTATTTATTAATTCGTAAAGTATCTTACCGTGAGTTTCTACTCTACTGTACAATACAAGGCTATTACCTTTTAAATCTAATGTCAAGTTAGTTATAAATCTATTTCTTTGTTCGTGAGATATCAAATATTCTATTTCATCCTGGTAGGTTTCAAATTTTTGAGGGGGATGTTTAAGAACAAGACATTGAATATCAAGTTTAGATAAATGACCTTCCTTCATCAATTCATCTGTTCTTGTTACCTTATATGTTGGACCAAACAATCCTTCCAATACCCACTTGTGAGTTTGTGTTCCGTCAAGTGTTCCTGTAAATCCAAATCTATATTTTGCATGATGTAACTTTGTCATTATAGATATAAGGGACTTACTCTTAAATAAGTGAGCCTCATCACCTATTACTACACTATAATCTTCAAAGAACTTTCTTTCTAATTTATAGACAGACTGCCATGTGGTAATAGTAACAGGAAACTCATTTGTTTTTTCCTTGCCCGCATATATTCTATGACAGTATGACTCAGCATTCCAACCATAATCCTGAAAATCTTTATACATCTGCTCTACAAGAGATGTCGTTGGAACAACTAACAATGTTTTTTCGCCTTTATCCACATAATAACGCACGAGGCTATAAATCATCAGTGATTTGCCTGATGCAGTGGGACTTAGCAATAATTTTCTATTATGCCTTAAAGCATCATATACTCCCTCAATTTGATAATCCCTTGCCTTAAGTTTAGTAATACTTTTTATATAATCTTTAACACCCTGGTGTGATATCCCTTCATTAATCTCAAAGGGACTTCCATAGTATTCGTTATCTACAAACTTATATGTATAGTCGTGTCTCTTGCAGAATGATATTATCTTATCAAGCAATCCAATATATATTCTCTTCGTTCTTAAATCGAATAAGTGTATCTCTCCATTCCATTGCCGCTTACGATACTGCGGCATAAATTTTGCTCCCTCTACCTCAAAGGTAAAGTGGTCTCTTAATTCATATTCTATATGAGGTTCAGCATTAATCTGTAAAAAGACTTCGTTTGCTTTACCTATAACAACATTAGCACTTGTGTCAATCACCTAACCCATTCATCTAGGGTTATTTATCTACCCTAGTCCAGACTGAAATCTCATAAACTCAATTGCATTCTTAATCTGATATGTTCTATTTTGTATCACTTTAAGGATGCTTTCAATATATGTAAGCATTGTATCATAATATTCTATCTTAAGAGATGAGTTTGAAAGTTTCTCATCAGCATCAAGATATTTGGTCATAGTATCTTTATCTCTTATCTTCTTTCCAAAAGGATTATCTACGTATACTTGTGGATCTGCTTTCCCACTAAAATACTCATACCGTTCATGACGGATGTTCTTTCTTTGTTGTTCTGCCTTCTTCCTTAATAAGAAGATAGTATTATAAAGTTCAAAATACTTCGCATGAAGAGAGGGGACGTTCAATGATTCTTCGTGTAGATTATCTCTATCTATTTTTGAATCTTCTTCCCACATCTTCTGGAGAGTCTCCAGATCAATCATAAGGATTCGTTCGTGACGGTTGTTAATTCGTATAAAGTATACTTGAAAGTTACATCTGCTGTAAAGTATTCTATATCTGTATCTGTAGCATCAAAAGTTAGAGTTGTCAAGCTTGTTGGAAATAAATCCCTAAACTTAACATTGAACTTTGCATTTAGATTACTACTTAAAATTTGAAGAGTTCCATCAGAGTAAACGTCTTGACCTGATTGAACGTAATCTCTTACAGGTATTGTACCACTCTTTTCTAAATCTCTAAACTCTTGTACTGTTTCTGGATATCCTAATCCTCTTAACCAATTTTGAATCTCCATAAAATTAGTGAGATCTTCATCAACTAAGAATCTTAAATTTAAATCACCAAAATCTAACTTATCTCCTGGTGTAGGAATATCTCTAAGATATGTTGGTTGTTCTGTTACTCCCAAATTTAAATCTGGGATGTTTGCTTGGTTACAAAAAAACGCAACACCAGGACTTCTCTTTAGGTTAAATTTAAACCCAGTAGGTGATAAGAAATTTCTATTTTCAATTTGAGATGGTCTAGTTGCCATTAGTCTTCTTTGTTCATTAGTTCTTCAAGTTTCTCTCTTGCTGCTTTAACTCCAGCAAGTCTTATTTCTAAGGTTTCTTCAGCTCGTGTGTAGAACTTAAGTTGCCACTCACGATATTCTTTAAGTGTTTTCTTTACTTTACAAAGCATGGTAGAAAGCAGGTCTCCTATGTTTATTTAGTCCTTTGCGTGAAATCAATTCCTTCCATGTGATCATATTCGTGCTGAAATACTCTTGCATCAAGACCATCTAATTTTACTTTATGGAATTTTTTATCCTCATCTTCATATTTTACTACTACTGATTCTGGTCTGCTTATATCTAAAAACAAATCTGGGTAGGATAAACAACCCTCTTGCATTGATATTTCCTTTTTCGATTCTTTTATAATTCTAGGATTGAAGCATGTAATAATTTCAGTATCTCTTATCATTACAAATACTCTTTCCCATATACCAATTTGATTAGCAGAAAGTCCAATACCTTTATGGTGTATCATACTTTCCTTTAATGTATTTGATAATTCTTGACGATTCAAATTGTAACTACAAGAATTAACTCGTTCATGCAGTAAAAGATTTTCCGATGGAACTAAGTCTTTTATCATGAATACTATTTATTATTATAAATAGGTTTTTAAAACTGTAAGGGAAGGACTCGAACCTCCAAGACACCCGCAAAGGAATCGGCTGTTAAACGGACAGCTGTGTTTACCATTTCACCACCTTACATTGAAGAGGCTCTATGAAAGAGCACTCATTAGACGTTGCATACCAATACCTCCACCACTTCTAGGGAAGAAGTCGAACTCTAAGAACTCTTCAAGTTCTTTCTCAACTCTTTCCTTACCAAATAATTTGTAGAGTAGTTCAGCATATTCACCATTAGAAATAGTATGGAATGTATCACGCATCTGTTCCTTATCGGTGCTGCGTTCTGCACTACCAATGGTTTCCATACCACCGATGATAACATCAATCTTCTTACTGGTGTCGTCAGAATTCCTTGCCATGTTCCAGAAAGGTGATGTCCATTCAGGGAACTTAGTAATCATACCAAGACCAATACTTCTTTCATGGTCGTGGTCTAGTTCATCTGTATCAAATTTACCCGCCCAATCATTATAGGTCTTAACATTAACTTGGTCTAGAGGTAATCCAATATATTCGCATAATTCTTTTTCCATATCTTCAAGAGCATCAATTCCTCCCTTCATTTCAAACTCAAACATAGGGAAGATTGTTTCATGCCTTCCTTCTACAGGATTTGGTTCTGCTCTATATGAAGTAGATACACAGAAGAATCCTGCTGCATCTGGATTAGAAAGAAGTTCATATTCTAACCACATCTGACCTGTTTGTGGTAACGGCCATACTTGACCGTTGTATTCATAAGTTGCTACTGTTTCTGGGTCTTCACAAGCAGCAAGGATACTTAATCTATTCTGGGTATGAACTTCAAGGAAATTTTTAGACAAAAAAAATGACCTCAATAGGTCAACGGTCTCACTATATTTTTTAGGGTCTATCAGTGCGGTCATTATTTTTAGTTAAACTGATATATTTAGACAAAAAAAAACCTCTCCGAAGAGAGGTTTATTAAAGAAAGAAGATATAAACTTCTTACATAAGGTTTTTAACAGCCACTCTTCTGTAGTAGCGGTTCTGGTTAGATAGTAATCCACCAAGACCTTGAGTTGTTCCTTCTGCAAATGGGTTAGCAACAAGACCATATCTTGTCTTAAATCCAATTTTTGGTTGGAAGGAGTTCTCACCCACTGCACGAACCATCTGTAGTGGAACGTAAGGGCAATAGAACAGTCCAGCGTCATAAGGTGAAGAACCTTTATAACCACAAACATAATACTGGTTACCACCTGTAGGTGCTGCGTTAGCACTTGTAAGGTTAGCAGAATAAGGATCGATGTATACACGATACTTACCTTGAAGAACACCAGCGAATGTGTTTCCAGTGTCATCAACGTTAAGGTTAGCGTTGAGTGCAGGAGTGTAGTCAAGTACACCAGCCATGGTTAGTGCAGACGCAACGTCAGCAGAACACATGATGATGTTGCCCTTTCCACGACGAGTTCTTTGTGCGATTGCGTTAGCATCACGCTCGATCTGGAATAAGAGTCCCTTAAACTTCTCAACTGACCAACGACCATTACTGTCGATGTCTAAGTCAAACACACCAGCAGTAGCGGTGTTTTGTACAGCACCCTGTTCAGCGACCTTATAGATGGTTCTGATAACTTCACGGTTGATTTCAGCAAGTATCTCAGTTGAGAGAATGTTTGCCAATTCCGCTTCAGCATTCAGACCGTGGATTGCTTTAAGGTCTTGAGCAAGTTCTAGACTGTACTCTGCTTTTAACGCACGAGATTTAGCAGTAACTGTTACTTTCTCGATGCTAAATGCCATCTGACCGAAGGCATCTGCTCCTGTTCCGCTAAGATTCTCAGCGTCACCTGTAACCATACCCTGACCAAC